CTAACCTTGGCCGGCCCTCTTACTTTTCATATGATTTTTGGTGTGCCAACGTTCCACTGCATGTGTTAAATCTTCATCGAGTCTTTCTCGCTCATCAACAGGCAGTGACAAAAAAAGATCAATAGCCACCGTGAATGGCCAGCCTCCCGAAACCTTCTGAGGCGCGTCGAGAAAGATGGTTTTCATATCACCATCAACTAATCCTTTGCCGGTTGCCAGCCACCAAGGATTGACGTTCAACGCCTTGGCGGCGAGTAGCAAATTTGCCCCTTCTATTTTTTTGGTCCGACCGGACATCCAATCTGCGACTGATGGAGCCTTCACCTCGCACGCCTTGGCGAGTTCGAGTTGGGTCATCCCCGGATTGCGACTAAGCGCATGTTTTAAGCGTTCTGCAAGCGTGTTCATTAGGAAATCCTAGCAGTAAGTCAATTAGGAATGCCTTGACAATTCAAATAAGGAATGCCTAACATGGCGGTAAATCGTCAAAGGAATCCCTTATGAACAGCCTTGCAAACCAAGTAATTGACCGCCTCGACGGCACAAACGCCGTGGCGAAAATCTTCGATATCAAACCGTCGTCCGTGTCTGAGTGGCGCGTGAATGGCATTCCCAAAGCGCGTCTCCAGTATTTGCGTCTTGCCCGTCCAGACGCATTCGACGGTTTGGAGACAGAACAATCCCAGCCCGACAAGGTGCCGGCATGACCGACGACCGCCAGCACTCACGCGCCAATGCGCGGGGCATTGTTCAAACACTAAAAAAAGTCCACGAAATCGCCGGCGTGTGGATTCCTGTTCCGACTAAGGACGATGTTGCAAGGCGTCTTCGAGCGAAGCACAAAGTGTTGCGAAAAAGTCGAGCACTTGTTTATCGACGCCTGTCTGTTGCAGACCGGCATGCGCATCTTCAGTCGCTGCTCGAAAAATACCCTGGGCGGTATCGGACATCGCAGGTTCTAGCGCCGCGCAAATGGCATGTAACGCCGCGCTCTGAGCCGTCAGTTGCATCTTGATTTTTTGCATTTCGATAGATTCATCCATGGGAGTTTCCTCTGTTGTTAAACGATGTGTGGAAACTGAAATTTAGCACGGTGGAAATTCCCACCCTTCATTACAAGAAATAGGTGCCTCAATGAGCACAGAAACAGTTTCACTCGATCCGATTGAAATGACCCGCAAGACCGGCGCACGGATTCAGGGCGAGGTATTGCAGCGCCTTGCATACGTCACTCAGGAGCGTGCAGCGGAATGCATGGGCGTTTCAGCGAGTACGGTTAGTCGGACAAAGGACCAGCTTGAACACGTCTGCCAATTGTTCGCCGCCATCGGTTTGCAGATATCGGCGTCTGACTCCGTTGTGATCAGCCAGAAAGAACTGTCCGGCCTCAAGTACCTGGCACATCGGTATCTGGAAGCGGACATTGAGAAAGATCGGCGGGACTGATGAAACCAATCAAAACCACCGAAGCCCGTCAGGCGGTAATTGACCTCCTGAAAGCGAATCCGCAAGGGATGACCAGCAGCGAAATTGCGGCCGCGATATGCGTACCGTGCGCGGTCTCGAAGCTCGCCGTCGTCAGTATTCTTGATCGCATGGCGCGCATTTGCGTGCTGAGCATCGACCGCAGCATGCCTAAAAACCACCGTTATTTCCTCGCCACCGACGACTGCCCATTTAGCGATAACGTGATTCAACGCACCGTGCCGGCCAAGAAACGTAAGTGCAAGCTGACCGTGAGGTATTCGCCCATGGCGTGGTGCGTGGCGGCTTTGACGGGGGCAATGTGACAGAATTCTCGTTGCATACAGGGGATTGTCTGGAAGTCATGCGCGACATCGCAGATGAATCGGTCGACATGATTCTGGCTGATCTGCCATACGGGGCGACCGAATGCAGTTGGGATAGCGTGATTCCATTGGGGCCGCTCTGGGAGCAGTACTTACGTATTGCGAAGCCGTGCGCAGCAATCGTATTGACCGGCATGCAGCCGTTCACGTCAGTACTGGTATCGAGTCAGCCCAATCTATTTCGATATGAGTGGATTTGGGAAAAGGGAAATGCAACCGGGTTCCTGAACGCTAAAAAGCAGCCACTGCGGGCGCATGAGTCAGTACTTGTTTTCTATCGCCGGCAGCCGATCTATAACCCTCAGATGACCTTTGGTCACGTTCGCCAAAAGACCAAGCGCCGGGCCGTCAATTCAGAGTGCTACGGCAAGGCCATGGTCAATACAGAATATGACTCTACCGACCGATACCCTCGTTCTGTTCAATTTTTCTCAAGCGACAAGCAAATAGGGGCGTTCCACCCAACTCAGAAGCCGGTCGATCTGATGTCATTCTTGGTCAGGACTTACACCGATCCGGGGCAAACAGTACTTGATAACGCCATGGGGAGCGGTACCACTGGCGTGGCCTGCGTGCGTAGTGATCGCAAGTTTATCGGCATCGATTCACATGGGCCATACGTCGATGTCGCACGGCGCCGGATTGAAGCAGAGCGCCTAAAACCCCTGCAGCAAAGGATGTTCGCATGAACTACTACGAACACCACATCGGCGACTATGCGACCGCCACCAGTCATTTGAGTTGGGATGAGGACATGGCATACACGCGTCTGCTGCGCTGGTATTACCGCAAAGAAAAGCCGATCCCTATCGATATCAAGGAAGCATGCCGCCAAATTCGCGCCACCACAAAAGTGCAGCGTGAAGCGGTCGAATCTGTCCTGAAAGAGTTTTTTTTGTTGCGGGAGGACGGTTGGCACAAAGACACATGCGATGAGGCCATTGCAAAGTATCAGGATGGTGAGCCAGAGCGCGAACTAAAAAAAGCGAACGAAGACAACCGCACAAAGCGTCATCGTGAAGAGCGCGCAAAACTCTTTAAAGCCTTGACGGATGCGGGTGGTCACGCATCTTGGAACATCGGAATTGCTGATCTGCGAACACTTGTCGCGAACATTTCTGTAACGGTACCTGAAACAAAACCTGTAACGCCTGTAACGGCACCTGCAACGCCTGTCACGGCTACCCAGACACCAGACACCACTACCCATACACCAGAAGTAAAAACAAGTACTGGGACCGGCGCACATGATTCAAACGTCATTGACGCCAATCCCGTCGATGTGTGCCATTCCGTCGGCGAAATCTGCATTGCCATGCGTCCGTACGGCATCAATGCGAATCCGGGGCACCTGGCAATCATCGAGTTGGCTGCGCAAGGCGTGCTGCTGACAACGTTGCACGAAGCCTGCCGTCAGGCCAAGGCAAAGAAACCGAATGAAGCCATCCCACCGAATTTCGTAATCGGCTTTATCCGGAACTGGGCAGCTGACGCCGCAGCGATGAACGTCGCAGGCGCACGACCACCGCAGCACCAAACCACCAAAGACCAATCCCGCGCAGCAGCAATGAATTCCCTCGGCTTAGGAGGCCACCATGACGAACAACCTTTCACCCTCGACGCAGCAACAGGCCGAGAAGCGAATTGATCCGATGGAGTTGCTTTTCGGTCAGCTTCACGGCATGTACGGCAAGGCATTTACCGACAAGTTCGGTAGCGGCGCCACTGTCAACGGCAAGGATTCCGGCATCGAGAACACCAAAGCCGTATGGCGTGACAGCATCCGGGCAAATGGCCTGCGCATGCCGGACATCAAGCGCGGGCTGGCATCGTGCAACAGGTTCGTGCCGGCATGGCCCGAGTTCCTGGAATTCTGCCGACCAACGCCGAACGCTGACGCCGCGCTGATCGAGGCTGTACAGCAGTTGCATGCCCGTAACGAGGGCAAAGATCAATGGTCACACCCCGCGATCTACTGGGCAGCGCAGAAGGTCGGGTATCACGAAATGACCACGCTCAGCACCTCGGCACTGAAGCCGCGATTCTCGGCGGCACTGGACGACGTCATGCGGCAGGAGGTCATCAAGCCGGTACCGGAAATCGTGCAAGGTCCGCGTCTGCCAGCGCCGGCAGCGGTCAGCGCTGAAGACATCGCCAAGGCCAAAGCCATGATCAGCACTTTCACGAACGAGCAGACCAAGGCCAACGGCGCACCGGTTGATGGACTGCGCTGGGCAAAGCGGATCATCCAGCGCATTCAGAGCGGAGACAAGACCGTTTCTCTGCACCAACTTCGCGAGGCCGAACAGGCATTAAAGGCTGGATCTATCGCGATTGACTGAGCTTTACCCCGTCACTCTCACGCGCGTGCGCGCGCATTTGCACCACCAACCCGCCTCATTCCGAGGCATAAAAGGAGAAGTAAGCATGGAGCAGGTCGGAATCGCATTTACAGGCGTCATTGCAGTATTTCTGTCGCAGGCGGGTAGTGCCAGCATGCGTAAGTGGGCCTGCATCTTTGGCCTGATCGGTCAGCCGTTCTGGTTCTATGCATCATTCAAGGCAACTCAATGGGGAATCTTTGGGCTGTCATTTCTCTATGCCGCAGCCTGGATGCGCGGCTTTTACAATAACTGGATCAAGCGATGAAAATCATATCTCGCGGCACACCACCGGAACTCAATCCAATTCGGCACACATGCTCAGCATGCAAGACGAAATTCGAATTCAATCGCACTGAAGCGAGATTCGTTAGCGATCAACGCGATGGGGACTGCTTGTGCATCAAATGCCCTGTTTGCGCCAAAGAAGCCTACATCGCGGTGAGAAAATGAAATCCATCACCATCACCTTGCCGTATCCGATCAGCGCAAATCGATATTGGAATTCGTTCCCGCTGGGCAAACGCATCATGACCGCGCCGTCAAAGGAGGCGGTCGCGTACAAGCAGCAGGTCGGCTGGATGCTGCGCGCGGCTGGTGTGCGCGAACACATCAAGGGCCGGGTTCGCATCGATATCGTTCTGTACGCAAAGCGCCCGCTGGATTGGCAAGCACGCATGCGCAAGTTCGGGGCCGAGTGGGACAACACAGTACAGCGCATCGATCTGGATAACGCCCGCAAATGCCTGTACGACTCGATCAAGGGCCTGGCCATCGAAGACGATTTTTGGGTCTGGAAGGATACCGGCGAAGTGGGCGAGCCTGACGAGAAGGGCGCGCGCGTCGTGGTGACCATCACCGCGCTGTCCGTGGTTCAGCCGCAGGCGTCGATGTTTGATGAGGTGCCGGCGTGAGCAACAAACTGGACGAGTATGAGCGGGAGGCCAAAGCACAATTGGCGCGCATACACCGGGAGTACATGGCGGCCGCTGAGCCGTATCTAAAGATTCTTGAGACCATTCACTCCCTGAGGCCGCCGCGCCATATTTACCTCGACATTGATCACGCTCGCTACTTGCAGGCAAGTGGCGATCTGAAGAACTTTCTTTCCGATCCACCCCCGAAGGATGCCCCGTAACGATGCTGCCGATTCCAGACAAGCAAGTCGATTGGTTCCAGCTGCTGCTTGACGTGCAGCGGAAGGGATACACGCTTGTCAACATCAGCAGCGCAATCGACGTGCCACGCACCACAATGCTGGGCTGGCGCGACTTGGAGGCCAGCCCACGGCATCAGGACGGAGAACGGCTTATCGCGCTCTGGTGCAACGTCACAGCCAACCAGCGGGCCGATTTGCCGATGACAACCAAGTGGGGCGGATTGTCGGGATTCCGACATGGATAACCGATAAAGTTGCCGCTGATCCTTCCGGCAACCTCTCAGGAGTCCCACATGACCACCAAAACAACCCGCAACGTAGCCACGCCAGGCGAAGACCCACAGAACATCACCGCTCTCGAAACCACCGGCACCGAAGTGGTCGAGACTGGCGCATCCGATGGTGCCACAGCATACGCTGCTGCCTCGGTCGTCAAGGCCGAAGAACTGGCCGAACAAGCACAAGCGGCGGCCCCGACCGTCAGCGCCGCAGACTTCGCCAAGTTGATGGGGATGTTTGAGAATCAGGCGCAGCAGATCGAAGCGCTCAAGGCCGCCGGCACCCGCGCTGCTGCCTCGGTCGTCAAGGCTGAGCCGCTGCCGGACTACCACAAAACCCTTGCATCGAAGCCGACCACGCCGGTGCTGACCGCTGAAGGCTGGATTGTTCCTGCGAATTGGGCTGTGGCAGTGGGCAAGGGTTCCTGACATGTGCGGCGGTGGCGGCAGTACCCCAGCGGTCGTAAAGACCGACCCCAAAGCCGAAGCGGCTGAAGCAGCCGCCGAAGCTGCCCAAAAAACCAATATGACGCAGGCGGCCCGGCGCCGCCAGCAGCAACAATCTGCGCTGTCCACCGGTGCCGGCGCTGCACTCTCTTACGGTAAATCTTCCCTCGGACAATGAGCGACCTCGTAGACAAAATCATTCGCCGGCATCAGCAGCTGGTCACGCAGCGCCAGCCGCATGACTCAGTGTGGCGCGAGGTGTTCGATTATCTGGCGCCGGAACGCTCGATCGGCTGGTATGGCGTTACTGAAACAGCTTCAACCAGTGCCGCGTCACAGCGTGCGCGTCTGTACGACAACACGGCAATGGATGACGCCGAGGTGCTGAAGGCTGCAATCGCATCCGGCATGCACCCTGCCAACTCGCGCTGGTTTGATCTGGATGCCGGCCAGAAGTCCGAAGAAGAAAACGGATGGATGGACGGAGCAACGCAGTTTGTTTTCGAGAATATCCACGCTTCCGGCTTCGACGCCGTGGCATATGAAAACCTCTCTGACTTGCTGCCGGCCGGCTGGTTTGTCATGTATGCCGACCAAGCCCGGGACAATGCCGGCAATGAAATCGGCGGTTACAACTTCGAAGCCTGGCCGCTCTGGCAGTGCTACGTGGCCGCGTCAAAATCTAATGGGCGCGTCGACGTACTACACCGAAGCTGGTCGCCGACCGTCGAACAAGTGGTGACTGAGTACGGTATCGACAACGTTTCGGATGTTACCCGCAAGCGATACGAAGATGGAAAGTATTCGGACGCGGTGCCTGTCATCTGGTCGATAGAGCCGAACCCGCAGGGAAAGAAGGGATTCACCAAGCAGTCAATGCCTTTCCGCAGCGTGCATATCGAAGTCAGCGAGAAAACCGTCTTGCGCGACAGCGGCTACATGGAATTCCCTTGTGCCGTTCCACGCTGGCGCCTGATTCCGGGTACGCCCTATGCAACAGGCATCGGTTCCAATGTGCTGCCCAGCGTCAAGACGCTGAACGACATTCTGCGGTTGGAGCTTGGCAGTCTCGATCTTGCCATTTCCGGAATGTGGAAGGCTACCGATGACGGAGTGATTAACCCGCGCACGATTAAAGTCGGCGCGCGGCGGGTCATCATGGTGAGCAATATAGAAAATCTGGTATCGCTCAAGACCGGTGCCGACTTCAATGTGTCGTTTTCAAAGGCCGATCAGTTGCGCCGGTCAATCAGTAAATCGCTGCTGGCTGATCAACTCACTCCGCTGGATGGCGCAGTACGCTCAGCGACGGAAATCATGCAGCGAGCAAACCAGATTCGCCAGCAGCTGGGACCGATGTTTGCCCGCTTCCAAGGCGAATATCTGCAAGTCTTGGTAGAGCGGTGTTTTGCCATTGCCTACCGTTCTGGCGCATTGGAGCAGGAAATCGGACCGATACCAGACTCGCTGAAGGGCCGCGATTTTATCGTCAAGTACATCAGCCCCTTGGCCCGCGCCCAGAAAATGGAAGAAGTCAACGCAGTCGATGTGCTGATCGGTGGCCTGATCGAGCAGGCGCAGGCTTTGCAAAACACCAATTCGCTGGACGTGATCGACTTCGACGCGGCCAATTATCAGAAGGGTCTGGCGCTGGGCGTGCCGGCCAACCTGTTACGCGGTCCGGAGCAGCTCATTGCCAAGCGTAAGGCAGATAGTGCTGCTGCCGACCAGGCGACGCAACAGGCCCAACAGCAGCAGTTGCAAGCCGTGGCCGGTCAGAAGGCAATCGAAAGCTCATTCGCGCAGTAACCAAGACCATGAACAACAAGCCACCAACTGAAGTTACACCAGAACTTTACCGCCAGGTGTTTGAAATTGACGCGCGCGGCGCTGCCATTTTCGACCATCTTGTGAGCCTGTTCAGCAAGGGCGCATCTACATCTGGCGGTATCGATGCAGTGCTGAAAACATACCTCAATCAAGGGGAAAACAACGTCGTGCAGCACATCGTGCGACAAATCAATCATGCCAACAACGTAGGAGTAAATGATGAGATTTCTGACTAAATTCTTTAAATTACTGGATGCAGCTACCGGTGACGGTGGCGAAGGTGGGGGCGGTGCTGGTGGTGATCCAGCAGCAGCGGCAGCGGCCGCAGCTGCAACCGGTGGTGATGGAGGCACCGGTGGTGATGGTTCCGCGCTCGGCACCGGCGGTGAGGCGGCACCGGCGTGGACAGTTGAATCCATCCCTGAAAAATATCGTGTCAAAAAGGAAGACGGCACGATCGATGCTGAAGCATCGTTGCAAAAGGTTGATCAAGCGCGGTCGCACCTTGAAAAGCGCATGGGCAGCGGCGACGTACCGCCGAAGGAATTCAGCGAATACAAGGTGCCGGACCTGCCAGAGGAGTTGAAGGGTGTTGAGTTAAGCACCGAGGAATTCGCTAAAAAGGCTCACGGCATGGGGCTGACGCAAAAGCAATATGAGGGCGTGATGTCCGAGTATTTCAGCCTGTTGCCGAATCTGGTTGCTGCTGATTCGCAGGCGCAGACCGGCGAGGTGGTTTCTCAGTTGCGGGAAACATGGGGCGAAGCGTCTGACGCCAATTTCCGCAACGCACACAAGGCGGCTGTGTCGATCGGTGAATCGATTGGAATCCCATACGCCGAGATCGAAAAGGCGATTGGTAATAACCCGGTAGCGCTGCGCCTCTTGGCTGCGGTCGGTGGGGAAATGAGCGAAGACAAGACGCCGCCGAATGCAAACGGCGCAGTACCGGCAGGCTTTGATATCAACGTCGCTATGTCCAGCAAGGCATATCAGAACGCCAACGACCCTGAGCATGAAAAGGTTACAGCGCAAGTGAACGCGCACTATGCGAAGTTGGAAAAAGCCGGAAAGCTGTAACGCTCATCAACCTCACCACAACGGCCTACGGGCCGTTTTTTATTTTGTCGGGATTCCGACAGGCACCTATACCTAGAATCCATCGCACAGGCCCAGCAATGGACACCCTGGACAGATAGCCAACATAAGGCCCGGCGACGGACACCCTGAATCAGGCGAAAGCAAAACCTTTTTCTCAATACTCAGGGAGTTTCAAATGACGGATACCGTTACCCGGCAGTTCATTACCAAATTCGACACGGCGCTGCGCCTGGCCGCCCAACAGAAAGAATCGCGCCTGCGCCGTACCGTTGTTGATCGCGGTCAGATTCAAGGCTCGTCGTTCACGATCAACAACCTCGGCGCCCTTGGCGACATGGACGAAAACACCGTGCGCCACGGCGATACCATTTTCGGCGACATCGATCACACAAATCGTAACGTCCCGCTGCGCGACTTCTTCAAGGCGCTGCCGCTGGATCGTGCGGATATTCCGAAAATGGCAGTCAATCCGGTGACGGGCGGTCAGTACATGCAAAGTTTGATTGCGATGCGTAACCGCAAGATTGACGACATCATCTACAACGCTGCGCTCAATCCGATCAATTCGCTCGACGGCTTGGCCTCCAATACTCTGCCGGCAGGTCAGATCATCGCATCCGGCGGCACTGGCTTGACCAAAGCCAAGATCATTCAGGCCCGATCGATCTTCCGTGCCAACGAAGCCGACGAAGAAGAATTGTTCATGTTGTGGGATTCGCTGGCGATGCAGCAGATCCTGGCCGACACCACACTGACCAGCGCGGATTACATGGCCGGCAAGATGCTGCAGGATGGCAAGATCGACGGGCAATGGCTGGGCTTTACGTGGATCCCATACGAAAAGGTCCGCAACAATGCCGGCGTGCGTACCACGGTGGCCTATAGCAAGGATGCGCTGCATTTTGGCTATGGCTATGAAGCCGGCGACGTCGACAAGCGCCCGGACAAAAAGAATCTCTGGCAGGTCAGCATGGAAGGCAGCTACGGCGCCGGCCGGCAAGACGAGGCCAAGGTCGTTTCCATCTCTTACCAATAAGGAATAGCGCCGCAGTCTGGGCGCTATACGCCATTCCACACACATTAAGGTGAAATCTCATGGAATTAGATACCGTAACCCGTACCAAGATTGCCCAAGTGGCCGGTACAAAATCGACGGCAACTGCGCTCAACCGCATCCGGACTGCAATCATCGACAGTGCTGCCGCGTATGCCGCAGCGGCCATCAACGACACGTTCGGCACCGCATTGATTCTGCCGAAAGGCTCCCGCGTCGTGTTGCCGGTGTCGCTGTCCAACGCCGCCAACACCGCCGCATCTACTCTGTCTCTGGGTATTCGCGACGCAGTGACAAAGGTACCAATTGACGCCACCGCAATTCTGAATGCCGCATCGCTGGCCGCAGCGCAGACGGGCCAGTTCAACACTGGTACCAAGCTGGTCAACGGTCAATATTACGTCATGCCGCAGGACGTGGAAATCTACGGCACGTTTGCCGGTGCTGTCACAACCGCAAACGCTGCATTCCGCGCAGAAGTTCAGTTCGTCGCTCCGTAGTCTCCGCTGTTGTTGTAGCTTTGGGGCGGCCTTGGTCGCCCCTTTTTTCCTTACAGGGGGCCATCATCGCTACCGATATCTCAATATGCAGTGCTGCATTACTCCAACTCGGCAAGACGCCGATTTCGTCGTTTACTGAGGCCGGTGATCGCGCCGTGCTGTGCGCAAATCTTTACCCAATCGAGCGCGATTCAATCCTTCGTGAATTTCCTTGGAACTGTTCCACGACACGCACTGTGCTGGCGCGGCTGTCGGTTGCGCCGGCCTTCGATTTCAGTTCTCAATTCGCTTTGCCGTCTGATTTTCTGCGACTGATTGCTGTCGGCGGTACCCGCATCGATAGCGATGGGGTTGCCCGCTTCAAGATCGAGGGGCGCAACATCTTGGCGTCTGGTAGCTCACTGCCGGTCGAGTACGTTTTCAAAAATTACAAAGAAGCAACGTGGGATTCCAAGCTCGTTGAATTGATGACGGCGCGCATGCTCTGGAAACTCGCCTACCCGGTCACTCAATCCACCTCACTGCGGGATACCCTCAAAGATGAATACGTCAAAATGGCGGCGCTGGCACGTAGTGTTGACTCGCAAGAGAACTCGGCGCAGGAACTGAGTGACGATTTTTCGTTGATCGAATCGAGAGGCGGTTAATCATGGCGCGCGCCTCTCTCATTCAAACCAACTTCACTTCAGGCGAACTGTCGCCACGCATCGCGATGGGTCGCATGGATGTGGCGAAATATGGAAACGGCCTGAAGCGCCTCGAAAATTGCGTCGTCACAATTCAAGGTGGCGCATATCGGCGGCCCGGTACCCGGTTCATTGGCGAAATCAAAGGGTCAGGGATCGGTCGCCTGGTCAGCTTCGTCTACAGCCGCAATCAGGCATACATCCTGCTGATGGGGGCAGGGTACATGTGGATGTACAAGAACCGCGCCCGCATTGGTGCTTTCGAAGTCGCCACACCTTACACCGTCGACCAGTTGGGCGCGATCAGCTACGTTCAGAAATCCGATACCGCGTTCTTTGCTCACGCTTCCGTTTATCCCCAGCGCCTGCAGCGCTTTGGTGACGCATCGTGGAAGCTGGCAAATACGCCATTCATCACAGAGCCATTTTCAGAAGTGGGTACCACGCCGGCGATTGCTCTTACGTTGAACTCGCTCGCTGTGGGCGCCGCCGTCGCTACCGCCGCATCTGCTGTGTTCCTTGCCGCCGATGTTGGACGCCAGTTTGTGTCTGGGTCGGGGGTTGCCGCTATCACTGGCGTTACCAGTGCCACGGTGGCGGCGCTCAATATTACGAGCAGCTTTGATGCACTGGCATTGCCGGCAAATAGCTGGACGCTGACCGGTTCGCCAAATGCGACGATCACGCCGTCCGCTGCCGGTATTCCCGATGCAGTGATCAGCCTTGGGCTGTCGGTGGCGGGCTGGCGCGCGGACGACGTGGGTAAATATGTATCTCTCAATTCCGGCCTGGTCAAGATCACGGCGTACAACTCGCCAACGAGCGTCACTGGCGTTGTGTTGACTGAAGTCACTACCGCCGTCGCAGCGCCGCCCAGCGCTTGGGAGTTGCAGGCCAATTCATGGAACGCGGTCCGAGGCTTTCCCCGGGCGGTGACCATCAACAAGCAGCGCCTGTATTTTGCAAACACCTTTGCCTATCCTCAGACCGTCTGGGGCAGCATCATCCGGGGTTATCTGAGTTTCCAGATCGGCGTTGCTGATGATGATGCCTTTGCGTTCGAGCTGGACGGCGCCAGCAATAGCCCGATCGTGCACCTCGCACCGTCGCGGAAAATGTTGGTGCTGACCGAATCCGACGAAATGAGTCTCACCGGCGGCCAGGACAAGGCGATTACGCCAACCAACATCGACAAAAACGATGAATCCAGCGCGGGATGCTCACCGGTGCGACCAATCAAGGTCGGCAACGAACTGCTGTTTTGCAGCGCAGACGGCCTGAAGGTGCACGCGATGGGATACCGATACGACATTGACGGCTTTCCCGCGCCGGACCGCACTGTCTTTGCCGAACACATCACCGCCACCGGATTGCGTGAATTTTCATTCGAAAAGAAAGATTCGACGCTGTACGCGGTCCGTAATGACGGCGTGATGGCGGTTTGCGCATATGACATCGATCAAGAAGTCATCGGCTGGGGCCGCTGGCTGACTCAGGGCAATTGGGAGTCCGTCAGCACAATACCCACCGCCACCGCTGAGGATACCTATGTGATTGTCTCCCGCAAGATTGGCGGTGTGACAAAGCGATATCTCGAAGTGTTCGACCGTGATGTCTTGCTTGATTCTTGCGTGGTCGGTTCCGACCCGGCCGGTAAAACCGTTTGGAGTGGGCTGGCTCATCTGGAAGGCAAAACGGTGCACGTCCGAGGCGACGGCGCATACATGGGCGAGCATACCGTTACTGCCGGCGCCGTCACGTTGTCGCAGGCTGCAAGGAACGTGCAAATCGGGCTTGGTTACAAAGCGGTGATCGAGTTGTTACAACCTGAACTGGGTAGCCAGGGCACCACAGCGCAGGGCAATCCGGTTTCGGTGGCATCGGTAATTATCCGCGTGCTGGATACACAGGCCGCCGTCGTCAACGGTACCCCCGTCGAGTTCCGCAAGTTTGATACCAACGTGCTCGACCTCCCGCCGCCGACGGTAGAGGGGGACTTCGCGACCATGACGCTGAGCGATGAAATCTACAAAACTCAGCAATTGATCGAGCAGCCGTACCCGGCGCCGTTCCATGTGCTGGACGTTATTCGAAAGGTGACTATCAATGATTAGAGCCGCTACCCATGCTGATGTTGAGCGAGTGGTCGACCTCGGACAAATTCTGCACGCATCATCCGATTTTGCGCCGATTTCGTACGACCGGGACAAGGTATCAAGCCTTATGCATAGCCTGATCAATGGTGCTGGCGTGCTGTTCGTCGCAGAGCGCGAGGGCGTGGTCATCGGTGGTATCGCAGGCGCAATTACGACATATTGGTTTTCTGAGGAATTCGTCGGCTTTGATTATTCCTTTTTCCTTGAACCAACCCAGCGCAACGGATTTACGGCTTTGAAGTTGATCAACGCTTTCAAAATCTGGTGCAAAGGCCGCGGTGCGACGCGGCTAAAAATGGGGATCACTACCGGATTGAACGTAGAAAAGATCAGCCGATTTTATCTGCTGGCCGGCTTCAATTATGCAGGCCCACTTTTTGAGATGGAGTTATAGACATGGGAACAGGTGCAGAACTGGCCGCCTACGCGGCGTTTGCTGCCGCTGCTGTTGGAACATATTCGGCGATCGAGCAGGGCAACGCCGCCAAAGATCAGAAGGACTACCAAGCGGCCCAAGCGCAAGCCGACGCCGACGCAGCAGCCGCGCAGTCTGAGGTTGAGGCAAACCAAATTCGGAAGTCGGTACAGAAGCAACGCGCTCAAGCACGCGCGGCACTGGCCGAATCTGGGGTGAATGTGGATGTTGGTACCGCAGAGCTGGTGCAGTCCGATATTGAGCAAGAGGGCGAAAAGGACGCTCTTACCACCATCTACAACGGCACCACCAAGAAACGCCAGTTACTGGCGCAGGCGCAGGGCCTGACCATCGCTGGCGCCAACGCGCAGAACGCGGGCTATTTCAATGCTGGGTCGTCTGCACTATCTGGCATTTCCAACGCGTCGGGCTGGAAGTCTAAAACCAATGGGGCGAAGTAATGGCAAAAATTCCACAGGGGGCGTTTGGCAACGTACTGCCGCAAGTGCAACAGACTGCTACCGTGAACACCGACGGCGGGATGGCAGCAGCCCAGCAGCACCTGTCCCACACCGTACAAGGAATATCGGATCGGCTGAACGCGCAGGCAGATTTCGAAAAGCGACAGCAGGATGCGGCAGACAAGGCCGAGGCGATCCGGATTTCCGATCGTAACGAGAAAGTGGCGACTGTTACCGCCCATTCGAACATTCAAAATGGCCTCGCCGATTCCTTGGACCAGATCACCAGCGACGTTACAGCCGGCAAAATTGATAACCTGGCTGCGATGGCTGCATGGAAAGATGTATCCAGCAAGGTAATTGAAGACAATTTGAAAGCGGTACCGGAGGCATTGCGGCCGGTCGTCAATGCCGACGTCATCAGATTCGCGGGTCAACTCAACAACAAGCTGACGGATACGTTCCGCGCCAACGATCAAAAGCAGGTTGGAGCGGGAATCCAGACCTATCTTGAGCAACAAGAGCGGCTGGGTCGTAGCGATCCGGCATTGGCCATCGAGCAGGCGCATAAGTACATCGATCAATTTGGCGGCGATGCAGGTATGAACCCGGAGCAACAGGCCAAGACAAAGCAGGCCATCTCCGAGAAAATCCGGTACACCCAAGCTTACAGTCTGATCAGCAGTACTCGCGACAGCATCGGCGGCTTGGAGGGATTGCGCAAGCGCCTGTCTACTGATGAATTTCTCGATGTGGATCCACAAAAACGGGCCGCGCTCGACAACACCATCAACACCCGGATTACTACGCTGGGTCAACGGGCGGAAGCGCAGGCCGCTGCCGCCGATCGGAAACGAGCTGCAGCATTTACGTCGTTCAATACCTTCATGGAGTCCGGTCGGGTGCCGACACCTGAATATGCGGTGCAGACCGCGACAATGTTCAAAGGGACGGCTTACGAGGGGGCAGTTCAAGCCATGCTGAAAGATGGTTCAGAAACTGCCGGCTTCGCTTCTGCATCGGTACAGAAACAGCAACAGATACTGTTGAGTGAATCGTCGAAATTGAATGCAGGCGGCAGTGACCCGACACTGAACAAGCGATTCCAGAAGCTGCAAAGCATTCATGACGCCACGATGGCGGCAATCAAGGAAGACCCGTTGACGGCGTCTGTCGACCGCAACGTCAATTCGACGTTAGCACCCATTGCGCTTGATCTGAAGACCTTGCCGCAGCAATTGCAAATACGCCAGGATGCCGCTGACCGCGCATCGGCATGGACCGGGAAGCCTGTGGCACCGCTTACGAAGGGCGAAGCGGAACAACTGGCGACCATGCTTGAATCGCTGGGGCCGCGCGAAAAAGCTGCAGCGCTCAAGGGCGTTTCGGATGTTGTAGGCGGTAAATCCATGCAGGCATTGGCGGTGTTGATGGGTGACAAGCATGCCTACCTGGCGACTGCTGTGGGCCTGGCTGGCTCGTACACAACACAGGGGCGGTACGTCGCGGAAATCTATCTGGATGGGAAAAATGTGCTGAAAGAAGGTCGGGCCAAGATGGACGCGGCCAAGGAAACCGGCACCAAGGCACAGATTTATACCGCGCTGGACGGCGTGTACCCCACACAAAAAGCCAAGGACCAAGCAGCCGATGTGATTTTCAGCGTGTACGCCAGCAAGAAAGCGACCGGTGACGACAATCTGAACGAGGCCATCAAACTGGCAACCGGTGGGGTGACCAAGTACAACGGCGCCAACGTGGCCCTGCCTTGGGGCAAGTCCGAAAGTGATTTGCGCGATGCGATCAAAGCGGTGACGCCGGATACGTTGCGATCACAGGGCGACTCTTTCCGTGTCGGTGGTGCCTCGCTGACACCCGAGCAGTTGGCAAAGCAGTTGCCGAACTTGCCGTTGCAGACGGTCGGCAACGGCGTGTATGCCGTCCGGGTCGGTGGCATCCCTGTCATGCGTGAGAACGGCCGGCCGCTGGTCTTGAATCTGGGAGGTGGCGATGTACGATGAAGACGGCGCCCTTGATGCGCTGACCGCGCAAGGACAATTGCTGAAGCCAGAAGCACCGGCCAAGCCGGGACTGTTTCAAGGATCATGGGCAGCGGCTGCGAAAGCTGTGCCAGCTGCTGCAGTCGAAACCATGCGAATGCTCAATCAGGTAAAGCGACCTCCGTTACCGGACGAGGTGCGGCAAGGCCTGGACCTTTCAGCGTCAGTAGTCGAACCCGCCGGCGCTCGATCCACTGATGACCTGAACGAAAGCGCGTCCGAACTTAATCGCCAGCTTGGCGCTGCTGGCCGGTCACTAGCGCCAGACCCGCAGGCATCAGGTAAAGCTGCCCAACTCATCCACGGCATTACCAAGGGGCTGACCAAGATTGGCATGTATGGTGCAGTAGGTGGACTCCCGGCGATTGTTGGTGGGTTTAGTGTCGATGAGGGCGTCAACGAATCCTTGCGCCTGCAAGACGATGGCGTTGATCCAGTCACAGCAAACAAAGTCGGGCTTGTCCGAGGGGCAACAGCAGCAATTGGCGCTGCCATTCCCGGTGTCGGTAGCACCATTATGCGAACAGCTGGGCTTGTTGCAGCAGCCGGTCCGGCGACATTTTGGACCGACCAATCGGCAATCAAGCATATTCTTGATAGTGCCAACTATCACGACAAGGCCGCCGAATATGACCCGTACGATATTACTGGTCTGCTGCTGGCATCGGTGCCGGGGGCGGTGGTTGGCGGTATTTCTATGCGCGGAAAGATTAAGGCCAACGCAGCCGCTGCCGTTGAAGTAGCGCGCACAGCGCAAGCTGCGCGCGAACTCGGCGCAGCCAATGATGCGGCTGCGGTGACAGCGATGGCCGATCGCGAAGCAGCGGCCAGAATCATGCAAACCGATACGCTGTTGCAGCGCAAGGCATTGACGCCGCATGACGATCTGGTGGGGCAGATATACCACCAGAACGCCGTTACTACCGCACTGCGCCAGCTTGATGATGGTGCGCCCATCGACGTGCGCGGTGTTCCAGGGCGGGCGGCGTCGGTGGAACATGTTCCACTGGAAACCCTCGCTAATTCGCGCATGCTTGACGAGACTGGCGCCAGACTGGAAGCGGAGCGAACCGACTTGCTGCCAACTGCCGGCAACGCTGCCAAGCTGGGCGATATCGCGGTGTTGCGCGAGCAGATGACAACGCTCGAGCAGAGCCGGGCAGCATTGACCGACGATGCGATCAAAGCGCGGGCTAAAGAAATTCAGGCGGATGATGGACTGAGCTATAAACAGTCGCTGTCCCAGGCGAAGAAAGAGCTTGGCACCCAAGGTGCTGACCTTGATGCACGTATGCGTGCGCTGGAAGATCAGATCAATACGAACCGTCAAGCCTCCCAGGCCGCACAGCGCTTGTCCGCAATTGATGAGCAGTTGCGCCTGGTGCGTGAGGAACGCGCCGGACTGGATACGCCGACACCTACTCGCGCGGCCTTGGCAGTCAAGCAAGCACTTTCTGATTTTGAAATGGTGCGACCGGAAAGTGCCAAAGCTGGCACCAAATCTGTTACAGCCCCGCTTGCTTCCGATGCTGCAAAGGCCACCGAAACCGCAACTGCAAAGCCTTCCGTACTTGATGAGCAGAAACCGACGCAGGTTATGCCAGACGATATTCCAGATACACCGATCGTCATCGGCCACGCTGATGACGGCACGCCAATTACCACCACCGCCCGCGCACTGATGGATGAAGCCAGAGCGCAGGAAGCCGTTGCACACACCGAATCAAAGGCATTTGAGGCAGCAATCGAATGCTTTATTTCCACTGGGGGCGTACTGTGAAAGATAAATGCAAACAGGCGGTATCGCAGGCCATTGGCCGCAATATCACGCAAGCTGAAGCAAAGGGCATTGAGGATCGTATCCGCGACAACATGCGGCAACTGGCGCGCACTGAACCGAACTGGTCGGGCATGTCTGCCAATGATCGACTGCGCGCGGCAGCAAAGACAGCCAGTCAGCAATTAATCGGTGAAGCAGCACTGAAGGTACAGCGTACACAGCAGGCCATCCAAGCGCTTGCCAGGGCGCAGGATTCACTCACCAGTGCCGCCGCCAGCGGTGAGCGCATGTTTGCCGGGCTTGCCGACGATATGCGCAAGTCTGAGGTGTATGTCAAAGGTGTACAGCGTGAGGCATGGTCTGGCATGCTTGATGCGATCAACGCCGCCGAACCTCGATTTCTTGGCATCTTGGAAAACACAGCGGCAGTCCGTGACTTCGTACATGAGGTGTTCCGGCCTAGTTCAACTGGTAATCAGATAGCTACCAAAGGGGCCAAGGCTTGGGCCGATCAGGCCGAATTGCTGCGCCAACGCTTCAACAGTGCCGGCGGCGATATTGGCAAGCTGGATTATGGTTATCTGCCGCAGCCGCACGATAGCGCTAAAGTCCGTGGCGATGGATCACCAGTGGCAAAACAGGCATGGGTTGATTTTATTTTGCCAAAGCTCGACCAGCGTCGCTATCTGAACGAGGATGGAACCCCATTCACACAGACCCAATTGAGCAACATGCTCAACGAAGTACACACGACTATCTCGACCAATGGCGCCAACAAGATTGCCCCCGGTGCAGGTCCGCAAGGGTCATCGATGCTTGCCAATCGCGGCAACAAAACCCGAGAAATCCATTTCAAGGATGCTGATTCATGGCTGGAATACATGGGCGAATACGGACGCGGGCAGTTGTTCGATTCGATGCAGTCACATATACACCGGGTTGCCAACGATATCGGGTTGCTGGAACGGTACGGACCGAATCCGGACCGGGCGTATGACACGCTGCGGCAGATTGCCAGCCAAGACGCCCAGTTAAAGGGGCAAAAAACTACAGACATGGTGAACATCGGCGGCGCTTTCTTCGCCTCTACCGATTCAATGTGGCACAACCTGACCGGCAAATCCAATGTGGTCAAACCTGAATATGCCAGCTTCGCCGCGGTGAATCAGGGTGCACGTAATTTGGCAGTAGCGGGCATGCTGGGCCGTGCGGTGTTTTCTGCACTCGGTGACTTCAGCACCTATTTTCTGACAGCGCGGTTTAATAAACTTCCCTTTACTGATACGGTGATCAATCTTGTGCGTGCTCAAGGGAAGGATGCAAGGGACTTTGCGAACAAGGCAAGTCTTATTCAGGAGGGATTCGTCGCCGATATACATACCACTGCGTCGGACAATATCACGCATGGATGGACCGGCAAGGCTGCCAGTAACACGAATAAGGCCACACTGCTGACCGGATTAACCGATGCTGTCCGGCGTGCCTTTTCCATGACCTATATGGGCGCGCTGGGCAAACTGTCGCGTACGGACTGGACGGCCCTTCATGCTAATGACCGCGCACGGCTGACGAAGCAGGGCATTGATCAAGCCGATTGGGATGTGGTGCGGCAGGCCGTGCCAGAAGATTGGCGCGGGTCGCAGATGCTGACGCCTGAATCAATTCGCGCCATTGCCGGTGTGGATGACGCTGTTAAAAACCGAGTTGTCGCCAAGGTGGTGGGCTTGATCACGGATGAATCCGAATACGCCTCTGTTGCCCCCGATCTCTATGCGCGGTCAATCGTTCTCGGTAAAAGTGAAAAAGGCTCCTACGGCGGCGAATTTCGACGCCATCTAATGTTGTTTAAGGGGACGCCGATTGCAATGGTTACGCGCCATTTGGAACGAGCATTGACCGCCAACGACTCGGGGGCATCGCGTGCTGGATACGCGGCACAGTTGATTATTGGTGGGACGATTGTGGGTGCAGGCATTATCCAATTGAAGGATATCCAGTCCGGTAAAGACCCTAAACATATGGACGACCCTAAATTCTGGCTGGCAGCAGCAGCCCAGGGTGGCGGCATGGGTATTGCCGGGGATTTTCTATATCAGGGCTTATCAGGCAAGAACCGGGCAGGCAATTCGATGATCGGCCAGATGGCTGGTCCCATTCTCGGCCAGGTAGAACGCGGCTGGGACACCTTGGGGTTTCTGGTCGACGGCATCAGCGAGTCGAGTAAGGGCCATACCCTCAAGGGCGAACAGAACATCAAGCATGCTGGTGACCAACTGTATCGGATGATTCGATCGATGACGCCAGCCGTCAATATCTGGTACGCGCAAACCGTTCTTGATCACGCCATCCTGATGGACATACAAGAATACCTCTCACCCGGATACGTCAGCCGTCTGAAGCAGCGCGCGGTAAAGGACGAGGAGCAACAGTATTTCTGGGAACCGAACGAGATCGCGCCACGCCGTGCACCGGACCTTGAAAGGGCTTTCAAAAAATGACTGATGACCAATACCAACGGCTGCAAGCGCTGACCGAAAAATTGATGGACGTGTTCCTCTCTGAAGCCGATCCCGATAGCTGGCCGGGTGCTGGCATCAAGCCGAATGCTATGGACAAGGAAACCCGAGGCAATCGCTACTGGTGCAAGAAAGATGCGGCGGCCACGTTGACCCTGAACATGCGCGCCATCACGATGATCGATGCGATCCACCGGCGCACGCCGGAGGACGGCGAACCGCTGGGTGCTGGTGCGCCAGAAGGCGCTGACGCGGAGGATTCGCTCGATTCCGATATCGCACGCGCCGAAAAGCAAGCAGAAAAGCTGATGGAAAAAATGCGCAAGAAAGGCCTGCACCCACAAGCATGAGCAACCGAAAAGTCAGCTTTCTCGTTTTCTTCCTGATATGGGCCGAGCACCAAGGGTGGGAGGTGCCGCTGCTGCACGTGCGCATTTGCATTTGGCTGGATGAATGCAAGTCCCTTGAGCGCGTGTTGATGGTGTTCCGTGGCGCTGCCAAGTCAACCATCTATGCGGTGTACAAGGCTTATCGACTGCGCTATGACAACCAGCTGCGGTCGCTGGTCTGGTCGGCAGACGGCCCCACCGCTGAAATGCTGACCTCGGATGTTATCAACGTTGTTCGGAATCACCCGCTTTGCGGTGGGATGCTGCCTACCAAGCCGGGGAAAAAGAAGTTTTGGGTATCTGGTGCGCGCGATCGCCGGAACGCAAATATGCGCGCCTCTGGCGTGGAATCGAACGTGACGGCAGCACGCGCCGACGATATCGATTTCGATGACGTCGAAGTGCCGGGCAACATCGAAACACCTGAGGCGCGTAAAAAGCTGCGCGACCGCATTTCAGAATCGACACACATTGGCGTACCGGGTTCACAGAAGACCTACATCGGAACGCCTCACCATCACGAATCGATTTATCCGGAGCGCATCGCCGCCGGGGCTGCTGTCCTGAAAATTCCTCTGTTCGAGCATGTCATCCGGCACCGCAAGACGGACAAATTGACGCGGTACCGTATCGGCTTCAAGCCAGATACGGATGGTCTGTATGTGATGCTCGGGATTTTCACGCAGGCGCGAATGCTGGTCGAGGGTGTTGATTACCGCGTAGAAGGTGACTTTGTTGTTTTTGATAAGCCGCCCGGTGCTGTGCTTGATATCTGCGCCGGCTGCGCTTGGCCTGAACGCTTCACCCGCGCCGATATCGCCCAGCGCCGCAAGGAAACCCGGACGCTCAACGCCTGGGATTCGCAGTATCAACTTGAAGCTAAGCCGATTACCGATGTTCGCCTGGATCCCGAGCTGATGATTGCATACGATGCGGTCCCAATCGTCAGGATCATTAACCGCCATCCGGTGATGTACCTAGGGAAAACACAGATTGTCGGTGCCGTTGCACGATGGGATTGCTCGATCGGAAAAATCACATCTGACACGTCGGCGTTCTGTCTGATATTGACCGACGCGCGCGGGCGGCTCTATTGGCAGTTTGCTAAAAGTATGACCGGTGATCTTGATGAGCAATGCGCAGGCGTCAAGGCGCTGGTGTTGCAATACCACATCCCAAATGTGACCGTCGAAACTAACGGCCCGGGCGGTTTTGTGCCGGCCACATTGCGTAAACATCTGGCCGGAACAGGCTGCGGAGTTACTGAAGATTTCGCCACCACCAATAAGAATAAAGACATCGTAGATGCGTTCGATGCGCCTCTATCGAACCGGTTTATGTGGGCGCATGTCGATGTGTTCGACGGTCCAGCGTTTGCTGAAATGCGGGATTTCAATCCCGGCGCCAAGAAGCAGGCGGACGACTACATCGACGCCGCCGCCCGCGCCATCAAAGCCACGCCAGTACGCATTGAGCAATTTGTCGGGATTCAGACAGATGACCGCCGCGATAATTGGAGGCCCCATTCTGAGGCGTACGAAGTCACAACCGAATACTGAGGTAACAGCATGTCAGTCAACAACACGCCGCCGGTTATCCAGCACGATGGGAACGGTGTCACAAAGTCGTTTAATTACCCGTTCAAAATCCTGAACGGGGCTGACCTTGTCGCGCAAGTCGGCAATGCAATCCTCGTCTATGGTGTCGACTACGTCGTGACTGGCGTCGGCGATGACGTCGGCGGCCAGGTCATTTTTGTAGTGGCGCCAGTAATTGGGGTGGCAAACGTAACACTGTTCCGACAGATCACATTTGATCGTTCGACGGATTATCAGTATCAAGGGCCATTGCCCTCGCTGGTCGTGAATCAGGATTTTGACCGCTTGACCATGATGTTGCAGCAGGTCGGCCAAGATATTAAGCGTTCGTTCAAACTACCGTTTGCCACCTTCACCAATCAGGAAATCAACCAGGCGTCGGCGCTGCGGGCGAACAAAGTAATTTTGTTCGATGGGGACGGCAACCTGAACATCGGTACCGACAATTATGTAGATCAGACAGCCGCTGTCGCTGCCAGTGCAGCAGCAGCGCTGGCGAGTAAACAGGCTGCTGCAGGGTACGCATCTGCATCGCAGGACGCCGCCACAGCATCGGCAGGGTCGGCGAATGCTGCGGCGAACAGTGCGCAGCAATCAGCCGCGAGTGCGGATACGTCAGCACAGAATGTTTTGCTTGCTGCAAAGTGGGCGACTTACCTTGGCGGCCCAGTCTCGGGCGGCGAGTACTCGGCAAAATATTGGGCGGGAAAAGCCGCCGAAGCTGCATCAGGCGATGCGATAAATATCAAATTCACCCCAGACGGGAATGTCTTCAGTACGAACGTACAGGCCGCAATTCAAGAACTCGATACCAAAAAGGCGAATGTCGCTGACTTGTCGGCTGCAATCCCCGTCGGTATGCGTGGCGAGTTTTTTACCAACACCGCGCCGGACAACTGGATCAAGGCAAATGGTGGCGCCATACCGGTAGCTTCATATGCCGTCTTGGCCGTGGTGCTCTATTGCGGCGACGCCAACAATGCAACGGCGGCATGGGGCTACCGCTGCACCAGTGCTGCCACACCGACCACTACGCGCAGCACGACTGGCGCATACATCGTATTACCGGATGCACGCGGCGAATATTCGCGAGGTTGGGACGATGGCCGGGGCATCGACGCCGGGCGCTCGTTGTGGGCGTGGCAGGCCGGCCAGGTGCTGTCACATACGCATACGGCGTCACAGGCGGCGCACAGTCATACAGTAAATCTTGTTGGTGGCGGCAGCGGCGGGGCTTTAGGCATTTCATACATGGTCGACCTTTTTCAAGGAACAACGCCCACATCAGCCGCACAACCAGCCATCACGGTAACAGCCACAGGCGGCACAGAAAACCTTGTTCGAGGGCTGGCAGCACTGGTCTGCATCAAATACAAATAACGGAAAGCACACATGCGCATTTTTCATTACCACCCGTATGCACTGATTTACATCGGCCAAGGTCTGGCAGACGCCGACCGCGAAACGCCGGGCGAATGGATCGTGCCGGCCTATGCCACGAAGATCGAACCACCTCCGCAAATCGAAAACAATCTGATCGTTTTTGATATCGAAGCTCAAGCATGGAAGTATCAGCCTATGCCCATCGTGGTCGTTCCGGATCCTGATACGAACGGCGAGGAAGTTCAACCACCCGAAGCCAGCGCCGAAGGATAAGC